ACTAGCGAAAGCGAAACCTGCGCCTTCTTCGTTTACTGTGTGTACCAATAGAATGGTATCTACGTAAAGACTAGGCAGTAAATCTACACCGTAAAAGTTCTTAACGAATCGACAGTCAAACGATGCATTGTGCATGATCAACTTTTTACCGATTAATTTTGATATGAATTGTTTTGCTAGATCTTGACAGTCTTTACCGTCTATGGTAGCGTTTACTAGAGAATCGCTTGCTTTATCGTAAACCGCTGTGGGCATATAATAACCCTCACCGATTTCTGAAGATACTGAGAAACCTATAATAGTTCCTTGTCTTGTGTTCAAAGAGTTGGTCTCGGTATCGAAAGCAATAATCTCTTTGTCTTTAACGTGATTAATCATATCACGCAGTTTGTCGATTGTATCGACGAGTACATAACTTTTTTGCATAGATCTAAATTAATCTAAAATATCGATACTGAAAAATGTAAAATTAAAGTACTAACTCGTTCTCTATCAACGACTTGGCTGTAGCGTAATCTACTTGGTACTCTTTCTTTCTTGCGCGTACCTCTTTGATAATGTCTAATTCTGTGCAGTATACCACGAAGTTTCTTACTTCGGTTTGAGCGCAATTAACTTTTTGGTTCTTTACCAACGATAACATCTTATTAAAAGACAGCACCGGATCTCCTGGCAGCTTCTTTCCATTTTGGTAGTATAGTTTTAAAAGCGTAAGATTAAGTTCTGCCTGTTTGTACTTGGGCGTTGACAGGAGCTTTTTGGTCTCGTCGTAAGATCCTAATGTATACACAGAGTTAAATGCCACACCAAGAACAATAATAAATTCCAAGAAAAACGTCATAAATACAAATGCAGTGTCGTTCTCTTTATTTTTTTCTAGTGTAGATTGTGACTTGTCTGCTGTTTTGCTTTCTACAGCTAATAGTTTTTGGTCTTTTGTTTGTTGTAAAGCATTCACTAAAGAATCCCTATATTTTCTATCAATTCGTGTTCTTGCAGGCTGAGCTCTATAATAAGCGATTTCTGTATCGTAGTATTTAGATATCGAATCGGCTTTAATACTGATGTTTTGATCTATAGTTGCCACAATCTTCTCGGAAGAGTCTACTAATCTATGAGCTCCATTTAAAGATAAGTAAAAAGATCCTGCGATTAACAAGGCTACACACAAAGATCCTACTATTCCGTTCCAAGTAAAAAACTTTCTAACTTGGATAAAATGCACTGATAGTTGTTCTACAGCAAATCTTTTTGTTAATTCATATCCAGTTAAAAATAGCGCAATGAATACTGCCAAAAATACTGACTGATATGGAAATAGTTGTGGTAATGTGTCTACGATGCTCTTAATAAAGAAGTAACCGAAGTACACCAAAAAAATATTGCCCAAGAAAGAGAAGTAATACAACACTCTGTCTAACGCAAAAAAATTCTTCTCAAGCTTAAGTATTTCTAATTTAACCTTGAGTTTTTGAAACTTGTCTAATTTCATAACTTATTATTTTTCTTTTTGTATGGTACTATTTTGTTTAGCGTGTCCTTTCTTCTCTTACATCCGCAATCCGCGTAACCAAACAAATGAGCAATTCTTTCAGCCAATTTGTCGAGTCCAACAAAATGGGTAAATTTCGCTATAGTATCTCCTAATCCTTTACTTTCGTTCTTCATTTCTATTTATCTTTCTTTCTAGCTCTTCCATCTTTGCGCCAGATGCCATGGCTAGTATTTTTATCTGATCGAATAGTTCTCCAATTATATTTTTCATCTCTTGAATCTTTTTCCACTGCACAACTTGCATTATGCCTAAAACAAGTATTATCACCACGTAAACTCTTTCCTCTGTTATTTCTACAACCATTTTGTATTTTTTATTAAATTAATCTATTTTTTCGATTCCTTCTCTTTTATATTTTTGGTGCCGTGCTTGTGCTTTGGATCGTAAGGACAATGTCTGCAGTAGTTACCACAGCACTGACCTCGCTGTAAATGGAAAAGAGCCGTAAAAACGACTCTTTCTCCTTCTACGTAGTAGTGAATATCTTCCACCATTCCGTCCTTATATGATTTCGCAAGCGTTTCCTGCACAAGCTAGTTCTCCTTTTTGATCTGTATTGTCGTTCAACTCTACGACTTTACTAAGATCGATTTCGTGAAGATTTTTAATTATATCGTTGAATTGTTCTTCGGTGATTGTTTCGAAAGGCGCTTGAACGTAACTACCGTTATCGTAAGGCAAGCAAGATAAAGCGGTGTAGTTATTTCTATTGTTCCATGCCCACTCTGTTACCTCTGGCCACTCTTCGTCCCTTAAACTAATTGTTACTGAAACGTTATGTGTATTTCTACCGCCTCTGTGACCAGGCTTGATCCACTCTTTGTGTATCTTTTCTAATCTATGTAAAAGATCCAATGCTTTTTCGTCTCTAGTAATTGCTCCTTCAGGCGCCTTTTGAGGAATGGTTACTATCGCTTGAGTTTGAGGTTTGAAGTACTCGTCTTCTATTAACTCTGGATGGTGAATTGCCAAGTGAGTGTATAAAGATTCGTTCTTTCCCAATCTCATTCTTCTGTAATAGAATTTATCGTGCCATGCGTGTACTCCTGAAGAGGTTCCCAATACCATTGAAGTTGTGCCTGATGGTTTAACTGTTGTGCATCTTGCAGATTTATTAATTCCAATTATTTTTGCTACTCTTTCGTTTTCCTCTTTTACTATTAAGGCTGCTTCTTTCATATTCAATTTAAGAACTGCACCTGAAGCGATACCTGTCATACCGATTCCGATCAATGCATCTTTCTCTGTTGTTCTCTTCCAGATATCTCTTAAGTAGTGGAAGTCTGTGTAAGAGGCTTGTAGTGTACCAATGAATGCAGCTTGCTTAACTCTTTCGTTATAATCCTCTTGTGATTCTAAGTTGGACACATTCACTTCGCACAAGTTACAGAATTGAAAGGATCTTAATGCAATCTCAGCACAAGGATTAGTTCCCCAATCTTTGTCGTTTGTTAAGAAAAATCCAGGTTCTCCTGCTTTTGATAATTCAATCTTCTTGAATAGATCAAAGAATTCTTCTTTTTGAATTCTGTCTCTTAATAAGACTGCAGAGTTGTTTGCTCTACCGCGTTGTGGATTTGCTTCCCACCAAGAACCGAATTTAGAAGTTAACATGTCTTCATCGTCGAAACTGAATAGACTAATTAAAGCAGCTCTACGAATGCCTCCTGATAATACTGCGTCTGCAATATAACAGATCATGTCGTGACACTCTAATGGAGATAGCTTCTCGCCGCTTTCTTTACGATCCAAAATCTTTTGAATTTGGAACAAACACTCTTTTAACGGTTCTGGTCCTGGCGCTTTACCTCCTGCGGTAATTAACATTGCGCCCTTTGGTCTAACGTCCCTAAAATCGAATCTAGGTCTAGGGCCTCCAACTAAGTAAGACTTCATTAAAATCTTTACTGCGTCTGCCCAACCTTCTATAGAGTCTCCAACTAAGAATCGCTTTTCTTTTGTTGGCTTTGTAATTTCTGGTAACTCGTCAATGTGATGCTTTTGCACTGAGTATCCAACTCCGCAACCTCCTAATAAAAGGAACATTACTTCACTGAACACCCTCCAATCGTTAACAGGAGCAAAAGAGCAATTAAATATACGAGCATTATTAATTTCAATGGGCTTGCCTGCAAACTGCATTGAACGCATCGAAGGAAGAATTTTTTTATCATATACTAGTTTATAAGCCTCTTCAATTTCTTTGGATAGTTGCGGGAACTTTTTCTGATGCATCTCTTTGTTTCTCGTAACTATCTCGTTCCACTTTTCTCTTCTCTGTAACTCTGGTAAATACTTGGCGTACTTATTATACACCGTAATGTCAGATAGAATCTCCTGCGTAATATCCATTTCGCTTTTTTTTATTATAGTTTTAAAATAGCCTAGCTCGTAAGCATAGCTTTATACCCTTACTTTTTATCGTAACCTTTACATTAAAATTTGAGGTTTTGTACTAGTACTATCTAGCTCCCGGAGCGGTAGTATTGCTAACGTTCTGAGTCAACGCAGATTTAGTTCTACCAATGCTACTGATCTTCTTAGTAGAAAGCTTATCATATTGGTTTAAACCAAGAGAGTTTAATTGCGCAATATTGTCGTCGTATTTGTCTACTGTTGCTGGAGCTCTGAAGTTGTCTCCTTTAGTAGCTTTCTTAAATAAATCAATTAAAAAATTCATAAAGTGCGTTTTGTACTAATAAATATGGCCTTTTTTACATAAATTTATATGTTCATCTCAAAGAATTTCTTAGAAAGATAGTTTTTCTCATCTGCGCTAAAACTCCCACTGTTGCCGTGTCCAGTTGGTTTTCCTGTGTCAAAAGTCAAATCGTCTTCGCTTATCTCGTCCTTGTTAATCTCAATCCTTCCACAATTGGTATTTACCTTTGCTGCGTAAGTCATACCGTCTGCTCCGTATCTATTTTTCATTACGTGCATTCTACCCGTGCCATTTACCTTGTCCTGTCTCTTTCTTGATAGGGACATCGCAAAGTCAGCAATCATCATCTTGTTGTAAGATCCAGCGGCCTTGTCGCCTTCAATTACGTCGTCCTTAGCTCCCATTCTATTTACTTGAGATACTGTCCACACTGGTACTTTGATTTCCCTTGCCATACCTTTGACTGCCGTGTACACATCGTCTATGGCGTCCTTTGGATCTATGGACCTTGTTTTGCTCTTTAACAAATCAACGTAATCTATAATGACTAAATCTGGAGGATGCCCTAAATCTCTACACTTTTGAATATGATTTTCTATGGTGTTAGGTGTGGTTTTACCCATTGGAAATTCTTTGATAATTAACTTGCCTTTTAGCTTGTCAATTTCCTGTTGAACCTTGTCTCTGTTCAAGTGAATCTGTTGAACGTCTATGCCTGTAAACAACGCATCGTACCTTTTACCAATATAGTCTTCTGATAATTCCAAAGTGTAGTGATTTACGGTAAAACCCATTTGCACTGCTATAGCGCCTAAGTTTACCAACAACCACGATTTACCTCCACCAGGATTTCCAAATATAATTCCTAGATCTCCTACACCCAAACCTCCCATCAGCAATTCGTTTAGGTTTGCCCATGGAGTTGCGATAGGAGAACGCTGTTCCATTCTATAACGAGTTTCCATATCCTTCTCGTATTCGTGTCCTATTCTTTTGTCTTGACCAGCTTTTAATGCTGTATCGATCATTGATCTAATCTGATCAAATTCGCCCTTTTCCAAAAGACTAACCGAATTCATAATCGCATTCTTCATCTGCTGATTCTTACAGAAGTTAGAAAATTCGCTCTCTACGTATTCTCTGTCTTCGTCTGTAGCTTTTAACGATTCTTTTAATTGTTCTATAACACTCACCTTTAATACATCGTTGTCGATCTTCTTAACTTCGACCTGTAACGATTCCATCGAAGGAGTTGTATGATACTTGTAATAGTACCTTAATATTTCTTGTACAATCCACTTGTGAGCTGGATTATCGAACATCTCTACATCCAAGATGTCGTTTATATTTTGTAAGAATTCTTTATCTTTTAATAAGCTCGATAAAACCTTAATTTGAAAACCGATGCCGTACTGTTGTAACTGATTTAAAACTGCCATAACTTATTTATATTTTGATAACTGGTGAAAATGATTGTGTAACCACGACTGGAGATTTGCTATCGAATTTCCTAAATCGTCTTCGTGATAAATTTCCATAAATTCCTTTGATCTATAAGTCTTGTTAGGACTCGCCAACATTTCTTGTATTTCTACAATGGAATCTTCTGGTATGTTGGGATTTGTTAGATCCATTAACTTTTCGTTTATCTTTAATTGATGCTCAAAATTTCTAATACTCATGAATGCTTTTCCGTCTCCGTCTTTTGCTTTTTGTATAACTTCTGTTAAAGTCATTTTATTGTAGCTCGATAATTCCGGATAAAGTTTTGTTATCGTCTTTGGTCCGATGCCTTTAATTCCAGGAACATTATCTCCAGAATCTCCGGTTAAAACTTTATAATTCAAAAAGTTTTCGCTGCTAACTCCGTATTGTTCTAAGACTTTTTTAGGAGTGTAGAAGATTTTTTTCGTAGGA